CCGATTATATTGAGTTTAAGGTTCACGGCACATCTATTTTATATATTTATAAACCCATTGCGTGCCACAGCTATAATAAAATTAGCATTCATGGTAAAAAGATTTACATTGCTACGATTGATACAATGCTAACATTCTATCTTGCTTTCATGTATGTAAAATCTCACCATTATACAAAAGAACGTTTGTTGTGTATGGCAAAATATTTATTTGATGTAGAAGCACACAATCGTCTATCCAACAAAGGGTTATTAAAACGATTTTCTATATCTTGCTTGGGTAAGCAAAAAACACTCGAAGAAATTCGTCAACAAAAAGCCGACCAATATAAGAAACTTAAAAATAGTAAAAATACCACCGAATATAAAGAATGGTTCTTGAAATATAATCCATCAGATGTATTTGAAAAAAAACAAAAAACTGTAAAGAAATTAAAAAAAACACAATCCAAAACAAAAAAGGTGTCATTCAACAAAAAAAACGATCAATTCCTTTATTAAGGTATATGTAAGTTCCCACACAAAAATATAAAAAATATCTATTTATTATATTTTCAAATTACGTTATATCATTCGTATGATTACTCGGAAGATTTATAATAGTTTCCATTATATACGTAATACGAGAGTCTATATAATCTGATTCAACTTGCTCTCTAAACGATCTATGGATATTACTTGTGTCTCTCAAAGAATTAAGATATTGAATTAACTCAATATTAAATAATGTATATTTATCTGTTAGATCATTATTAAAATTCGTTTGTTTTGATTCCATCCAAGTATTAACTTTTGCGTCAATCATATTCTCAATTTCTTTACTTAATCTTTGTCTAATAATTTTGCGAGTATCATTATCATATTTTGATACTTCAATTGAGTATAAACCTGCATTATGTATATCAACTAATTTAATTTCATATTTATCATCTGTAAAATTTTCAGGGTATCGTGGTTTTCCCAACACCAATGATGTATCATCACTAACTACTAACGTAGGAGTACGCGTTTCATCGTCAAAATAATTAGTATTTACAATAATACAATTGAATGTATTACCATATTTTGTTTTTGCTATATTAATATTATTTTGATGTCGTAACGTGCCTTCAATTAATAGAGGATATTCTTGCTTAACCCGTGTAGCGAAATTCATTTATTATTTTTCTGGTATAATGTTTATACCGTATAGTCTTATATATATTGTATAATTCAATTGACAACCATTATTATTTATAGTTCAGTAAGGAAGTTTGTAAATTTCTGACTTAAATAGAAGAACGAACCAAACAAGAAACTTTTAAACATAATTCCATACAAGTTCAAATTTCCTTCATTGTTGATAATTGGTAAAAACATGAATTTATTCCATAACAGCTTGCGAAATAACGCTGTTTGAAAAATAAAAAATAACAATGATACGAATAAAGCAAGTTGTATCTCATCATAAATAGTTTCTAACATTTTTTTTCTATGATGTTCCTGGTCTTTCTTTGTTTGTCTTTCTAATTCGTGTTCGTAATCAAGTAGAAAATCAACGTGTTTTTCTTTTTTTGGAACAAAATTCTGTTGTATTTCTTCATCGTTCATATATTGACTATTATCTATCGGTATATCTCGTGATGGTAAATCATTTCCCATACTTTGCTGCATAACCATATCACGATAATTATCCGGTAATTGAAGTTCTTTCTGTTCTTCATGTTGATATGACTGTTGTGGGTTTTGAATAATCGGGTTCTGTTCGGAAATACCATATGGATTAGGATGCACGTTAATCGGTTTATAATTTTCGCTATTCATATGTTTTGGTGCTAATGTATTTTGTATGTTGGGTGCTCCATTTCCAATGGGTAAATCCGAAATGTTCGTAGTATTATTCATTATATATGTATCAATATAAATATAATGTTTATTCTAAAACGCATTTATTCCAACATAATTTCTTTTTTGTTAGTGTCGCATTTATTTGGATTTATACCGTATTTATAACATTTATCCCCGTGTTGGTAAACCTTATCTTCAAACTCAGATAACACTGGACCTTTAAATATAATACATTTTTTATCATTACATACCTTTCTAAACAAAGTTGCCAGTCCTAAACCAAGAATAACAGATAACATTATCTTCCCTGGTTCTGTTTTTGTAAATCTATCCATAGCATTCATAATATATATATAATAGTTATAAGTTATTGCATGGGTATTTTTTCAACACTGTCATAATCTCTACAATTAACTTCTTCTTGTGTAATATCAAAACAGTTATTCGCATTGTCCTTATATTGAATATCATTTATATTTTCAGGTGTGGGATATACATATATTTTCTTTTCTTCAGGCATAATGACATATATGGTAAATAACCCAAATACAAATGCCAATAAAAATATGTGAAGTTTGATAAATCTAAATGGATTCATATATACTTACTTTATATTTTACTTTTTTCCTTTCTTCTTATTTTTCTTCTTGGACGTTTTGGGCTTTGGTTTGCTTGTTTCAGTTTCAAGTGTCATGTTCTCAATTTCCTCCATTAATTTGGGGTCAATCGTTGTTTTTTGCTGGGCTTCATCTCCTTCAATCACAAACTTCTTTTTGTTATTCTCCTCAACAACTTTCGCTTGACGACGTTCCTCTAATTTTTGTAATAATCGTTCGCGATTATCATTTTCTTTTGACATTTTATTAAATAATCCCATATTAACACGAGCATTTTTACCACCCATTGTCTTTGCCATATTTTTCATCATATCTCCAAATTCCTTTCCGCCACCCATATCTTTCATTTTTTTCATAATATCGCCTGCTTCCTTCATCAACTCTTCTTTTGAAATATTACCTGAACTCATTTTTTGCTCTAATTTTGTACTTACCTTTTTCATTAAATCCGTAATCTTATTGGGATTGCGAATGAGCTTTTTGAAAATATCTTTCGGGTTTGATTGGGCTTTTTCATCACCTAATAAATCTTTGAAATCATCACCAACTTCCTCAGCCAACTCTTTCGCAAGGGACCCAATCTTACCTTCAAACAATGATTGTAAATGGTCTTTTACATTTTCAAATTGTGGAATTCCTTGTTGTTGTCCTTCTGTTTCTTCTCCTTCAACTGGTTCATCTGTTTTTTCATCACCATTATTATTTGACATGTTATCAAGAACGCTTCCCATGTTTTCAAACGCCTCTTTCATTTTATTTTGTAGTTCGTCTTCATCTATTCCACTGAATAGATTCGCCGTGTCGCCAAAATCTTTGACGTTTTGGACGTCCCCGATAATTGTAAATAACATCAGCTGCAAATATTGCCACAATACATCACGGGTCTTTTCACTTACATCTTCCGCTTTAAAAAACATTTTAAAATCAATGTTTGGCATAAAGCAGGTGTCTATTTCATTATCGTCAAAAATTTCATAATTTTGATAAAGAATGTCAAAAAAACGTTGAGGATATATTTTCTTACAATGGTCTACATATGATGCTTCTTCTATTTGTGTTCTCATATTCGTCAATTCATTTTCACATTCAGGGAAACTTGTTAATAAATCACCAATCAAATCATTTGAAATACGTATTAAAGACTTTGTAGTGTCTTTCTTATCATTCTTTTCCATGATTGTATATTAACATATATATATTATTTTTTCATATTGTTAAACTATTAAAATAATTTATAAGATACATATATAATGGAACCATCTATAAAATCTAATCATGCCTTTGAAATAAATAAATTAAAAATGAGTTTTCAAAATATAATGCATTCTGTAGATGAAATCAAGAAGATTAAGTTACACGCACATCAAAAACTAAATCGTCTTCGCGATGCTTATTTTAAGCTCATTGAAAATAATAGCAAAAAGGTGTTCTTGTTTTGTTTAGATTCATTCTATTTCCAGTATAAATCCTTTCAACTTGAATACGATAATTTAGAACAAACATTATCATTTATCAATAATCGTATGTATTGCGATTATTACAAGTTATATAATATGATGATTGAAAGCTGTAAAAAACACAATTTTGATGAAAGTGATAATTATGAGTTACGTCAATATATTCAATATAAAGATTTAGAACCTTTCCTTGAATACCGCATCGAAGATATTAAAGACATACATAGTAATATACTTCACGTTATTACAATCTTATACGAGCAATATTCCACTCGTCATAATTCCATTACTCATTATAACGATACCCATAAAATTGGATTTTCTATTTCAAACTTTATTAATACTCTACAATATGAAAATAGTATTTTGAAAGAACAAGTTGTATTATATACGAATTATATGGCATTTTTCCATATTTCGCAAGGAAAATATTTGAAACGTATGTATGCAAAGATTGAGAACTTTTACACAGAAGTGGAAAGCAATATTAAATCAAATGTTAATTTTTCCATTGATGATATCAACGAAAGTCCGATATTAAATTCAGACAATGATTCCAAATTGTTAACGACACACGAAAGTATTGAAAGTATGGCAGAGGGGTTGGATGATATGAAAAATGGTTCTCAAATTGACGACCCCAAATCTTCCACAAATACAATAAACGATTTAGAAACTACATTAAAAAATGAAATTTCAAGTGAAAATGCTTTACAAATAAGTGTTCCTACAACACCCAGTTCTACTCTCAGCGAACCCAGTGTTTTGAGTTCTACAAGAATAGTTTCTGAAAAAGTTGTAAAAAAAAACAGGTAACATGTTTATGACAGGGTAAATTTAATAAAAATAAAGGTTATTATATTTTATTATAATATAATATAATAATGATTTGTGAAGATAAGAATAATGAAGAAGTCTCAAGTGCGGCAGAATCAACTACACCTCAAGAATCAAAGAAAAAAATTGGATGGTCTCCTGAGAATGAAGAAATACTCGTCCAATGGTGTGATGCCGCACAATGTTATAAATGGTTACATCGTGAATCCCATCTAGTATATTCAAAAATGCATGCGTGGTTTACCATTCCTGCGATTGTATTATCAACAATTAGTGGAACTGCTTCCTTCGCCCAAAAAAACTTGCCTATAAAGTATCAACCGATTGCACCATTAGCGATTGGTACTCTCAATATATTTATTGGTATTCTAACTACTATCCAACAATATTTGAAGATTTCTGAATTGAATGAATCTCACCGTGTAATGTATATTGCATGGGATAAATACGCCCGTAATATTCGCATTGAATTATCAAAATCACCTGACGAACGTAGTGACGCTGGTAGTTTTTTAAAATATAATCGACAAGAATTTGATAGATTGATGGAAACAAGTCCGTCTATCGACCAAAAAATCATTGATCGTTTTATCTATACATTCAAAGGTAAAGAAAATACCGAACAACGAGATAGATATGACGCGTTAAAGAAACCGGATATTTGTAATATTATTGTTAGTGCCGATAAATCACGCCACCCTTGGTATATTAACTTAATAAATGTTGATGACAATCCCGAATTATCTATTCTGGATAAACAAGAACAATTAAAACAAATTGAACTTACACTTCGTGACAAAGAACATGATCTTCTTGAAGCGGGTATGAAAAAGGAACACGCACGAAAAAATTTCAGACAATCTGTTTCCGAAGCCGCACATAAATACAAAGAATGTAAGGAAACCATAGACGAATATGTTAAATCATTCATCAAATTGTATGGACGTCATCCAATTACAGAGGAAATTCGTACATATTTTGAAACATATATGAATGAGCTTGTTTCTACAGACAATCTTGATAATTACTTGCGTGAATATAATTCCTCTTCACCAGAAGCGTAAATTATAACATTTATTCTATTACGCAAAATTGTTCGTAATTCTTTACCAATATAAATGTTCGGGACACTCCATCGTGATAATAGATTGAACTATATTCATCATATTCATTTATTTCATCTGTATTATTTCCACCACCACGCATTAATGGTAGTTTCGATATGTCTTCAGATTTGAATAATACATCATTTATAAAGATTGCGTATTTCTTATGTTTTTTTTCAGTGTCATTATCCTCGTCCAATAAAAATTCACTGAATACGTAATTCATTCCAAATATATTATGGTTAATCATGTCTTCAAACATATCATTTACTTCAACATTCGTCAAATTATCATTTTTGTAATTACATAAATAACCGTGAATTGGAACATCTATCATATTTCCTGTTTCATCAGTTAATTGTTGGATATTTACATTTTCTTTGAAAAATGACAAATTTTCTTCATTTATGCGAGTTTGTTGTATTTCATTTCCTCCAATAATCTCGTCGTATATTGCCATATATCCATAATCAAATAATGTGTATGTAATGTCACATAATACATGTATTTTTGAGTTATACACGATATAACCTTTATAGCTTATATTCTTATTATTAATATTATAATTTGTTTTCAATATTTTGTTTATTTGATCTATAAATAAATAGTGCTTTACATCATATTGATTTTCATTGTTATATTTTTTTGTTGATTTCAAAATGTTTATTTTGTTTATCACTGCTTTGGGTAATACCATCTCATTATCAATGTTCTCAAAGAAGTATTGACAAAACGGTAATTTCAAATCGTCATTCATATACATTAGTATGAACTCAATACTATATTCATCAGAACTATTACTTTCCATTAACGTTGATAAATCATAATTTAGTTCATCTTCAAATACATGGAAATATTTTCCTTCATTTGAACTATATTTTCCTTCTGTTTCATCGTCTTCATTTACAGTAATTGATGTATTTTTTACATCGCCGCTTTCAAAATCTTTATTCAACATATTCTCTATAAGCGGTTGTTTAATTTTTTCATTATTTAAAGTTGCTAACATTATAATATATAGAAAGAAATATTTATATGGTAATATACGCTCGTGACCTATTTTTTACTGTATCATTTCTTTATTATTATGTTTACACAAATTATATTATCTATACATTTAGGTTCAATCCGTGATATATAATAGTGACATTGACGAGCTTGTTAATATTTTCAGATATATGATAACAAAATAGTACTGGGCGTATTCCCATACCTATAAAAATTATAACGTTTTCATTACACCTTTGTCTATTGTGTGGATTACACGATGACTGGATTTTTGATTTTTGATACCAACTTATTATCTTATAATAAAATATATCATTAATAATTTATTATAAATGGATTTGAATAAACCTAAAATTCCAATCATTGCATATGGTATGATAGGCATTAGCACTCTTGTATTGTCATATGTTACATTATTAGATTCTTCTGAAAAAGACCGTTCTATGAGTGAGCCTGAGCCTGAACCTGAACCTGAACCCGAACCTGAACCTGAACCTGAACCTGAACCCGAACCCGAACCTGAAGAGCAAGATGATGAAGTAGAAATAAGTGAAGAAGTTAATGATGTAGCACCTAGTGAAGAAATAATAACTCA